CTGAGCAGGTAGCATCTATACCTAAGAGCTACATGCCGAATCCTGCAGGCTCAGGAGATGCTAATACTCCGCCTATTGATATGCCGAATAATGGACATCACCCAAACTATAAAGGATAATGGAAGCTATATTCATAACAAGACAAGACCTAGTTAAGTTCACTGCTACCAATGGTAATGTGGATACTGATAACTTCATCCAGTGGATTAAGGTAGCACAGGATATCCATATGCAGAATTACTTAGGTACTCAGCTATTCAATAAGCTAAAGAGTGATATACTTAATACCATTAGCGGTACAGGAGTGCCTACCACTACTACATTAACTGCACCTGGTACAGGATATACTAACCTAACAGGAATAGCTTGTACAGGAGGTACCGGTAATGGATTTGGAGTAGATATAGTTACAGCAGGGAATGCAGTAGTATCATATACAATTAGCACAGCAGGTACAGGGTATACTGTAGGAGATGTTTTGACTATTGCAGCAGGTGGTAATAACGCTACCATTACGATCAATGCCATAGATGAGATTCAGGTGCCATATAGTACACTATTGAATACCTATGTTAAACCATGTTTAATCCATTGGGCTATGGTAGAATACCTGCCATTCTCAGCGTATACAATAGCTAACAAAGGGATATTCAAGCATACCTCAGAGAATGCTGTAAACATTGAGAAGGCTGAGCTAGATATGCTAATAGATAAGCAAAGGCAGATAGCACAGCACTATACTGAGAGAATGATAGACTATCTGTGCTTTAATAATAACCTATTCCCAGAGTATAATCAGAATAGCAACGGGGATATGTATCCGGATACTAATAATTATAATATAGGATGGGTGCTGTAAGAAAGCCAAAACAAACGAATATAAAGAAATTACTAACCTACTTAAGTAATAACAAATAGTGATTAAACCTAATAAATATCCGTATAATCCTGATGAGATGGCTGAGCTATTCGGCGAAGCTGTTACTCAGGGAAGGAATGGTAAGCAGGATACATTAGTATCAGGCACTAACATTAAGACCATTAACGGATCATCTGTATTAGGTAGTGGTGATTTAACCATATCCAGTGCTGCAACCTGGGGAGGTATCACAGGAACACTCAGCTCACAAACTGATCTAAATACTGCATTGAATGGTAAGCAAGATACTCTAATCAGTGCTACAAACATTAAGACCATTAATGGTAACTCAATCTTAGGTAGTGGTAACTTGACTATATCAGGCAGTAACATCTACACTGCAGATGGCACGTTGACTGCTGCGAGAACATTAACACAAGGTGGGTTTGATTTAACCATAGCAGGCACTACATCAAGTCGTTTCTTTTCTAATGGTAATATAGGGATAGGTACTACAACTAATGCAGGATTTAAGTTAGATGTGAATGGTACTGCTAGGGTAAGCGGAAATTTAACAATACCATCTTCAATTTTATTAACGTCTTATGGCTCTTCCTCTTTTGGTGTAAATTCAAATGGTAGTTATTACTTCAATCAACTTGGTGCAGGTACGGGTTCACAAAATATAGCAATAGGTTCAAATGCAAGAGCATTAGGAAATTATGCCATAGCTATAAATAATGGACAAGCAGAAGCAGGGGGAATTGCTGTATCCTATACGCGTGCTGCTTCTGGTGAATTTGCTGTTGCTTCATCAACCACTTATATGGGTTTAACACCAATAACTAATATATATTTCGGAAGTGGTAAAATTAGACAAAATCCTGACGGAACTTATAACGGTGGTGCAGGCACTTCGTATACGATAAATGGCTCGGGTGCATACGGAACTAATTTAGACGGTGGAAGCGTTACTATTGCAGGAGGTAAAGCTACGGGTACTGGTTTGGGTGGAGATATTATCTTAAGCACCGCTACATCTTTAGCTTCAGGAACTACTTTACAATCATTAACTAATAGATGGTGGATAAAAAATAACACTGGTACATTTGCTAATACATCAACACCGAACGCTAGTGCAACAATGCAAATTGATTCAACAACAAAAGGCTTCCTACCTCCACGAATGACCAATGCACAGATGCTAGCAATAGCTACACCTGCTGCAGGATTAATAGTATATGATACAACTAACAACAAGCACTGCGGATACAACGGCACTGCTTGGCAAAATTTCTACTAATGATACAAATACAACCACTTAACATACCAACAAAAGGCATAGCATCTCAGATGTCAGTGCTTGTTTTGAACTTTGCTACCAATGCTACCACAGCTCAAACCTATTGGCAACTATATGATGAGGAGGGCACAGGTTTATTGGATGGTAACTACACCATGACTGATGAGCAGTTCGCAACCTGGGGTACTGACAATAACGTGGTTAATGAATATGTAGCAGATGCTATAGGAGTAACAATAATATCATGATAACACTAGACGAAAAACAACTTGAGGAGATTAAAGCATACTTGGCTGAGCTACCAATGAAGTACGCCCTACCTCTATTGCAGTACCTTGAAAAACTAAAAGAAGAACAAAATGATGCACTTCATTAACATACTAGCCATATTCTACCATCTATGCATCTACTCCTGCTCTATTAGCATGATGATGAGTGATACACACTACATAATGATGGGAGGATTAGCACTATTCACATTTGTAACCTACCAACTAGCAGTAACATTCCATGAAAACACAACTAACAATCCTAATTAAAACCATGCAGGCTAACTGGGTAAAGCTAATAGCTATGCTATGGGCATTCCTTATGCCGATATCCGGGCTGTTATTCCTGGTAGGATTCGTTATTGTATTAGATACTGTTACCGGTATATGGAAGAGCTATAAGAATAAGGTAAAAATAACTAGCAGAGGCCTATCTGCTATCATTAGTAAGATGCTATTATATGAGGTAACTGTAGTGTTATTCTATATGATAGATACATTCATACTCAATAACATTATTCTGCAGTTTTTTTCTGTAGATTTACTGCTCACTAAGGTACTTGCACTCATCCTGGTATCCATTGAGGTGATGAGCATAAACGAAAACTACAAAGCAGTGAAAGGCCTTGACCTATGGCAGTCAATGAAAAACCTTTTCGCTAGAGCTAAGGATATTAAAAAAGAGGTGGATGAAATTAGACACAAGCAAGATATTACAGGTACGCCTATCTGATAAGCAGTACTTCCAGGAGGATAGCAAAAAAACTCAGATATACCTGCACCATACAGCAGGTGGAGGGGATGCTGCTGCAGTTAGTAGATACTGGAATAGTAATGAGACCAGGATAGCTACTGCATTCGTGATAGGAGAAAGAGGTACAATAGTACAGTGCTTCTCTTCCCGGCATTGGGCATGGCATCTAGGTATAGATAGTGAGGATTTCATTAAGGTAGGTGCAAAGTATCAGAATCTTAACAAGCTATCTGTAGGAATTGAGGTATGTAATTGGGGCCCATTAAAGCTAAGAGATGGGAAGTACTATAACTATGTGAATAGAGCTGTAGATCCTTCTATGGTTACTACCTTAGATAAGCCATACAAAGGGCACATTCACTGGTATAAGTATACAGATGCACAGATAGAATCTACTAGGCAGTTAGTGGAGTATCTATGTGATACGTATGATATACCTAAGGCATATAGATCAGAGATATTTAGCATAGATAAGGAGGCATTTAAGGGCACTCCTGGAATCTATACACATAACTCAGTGAGAAAGGATAAGAGTGATATCTATCCATGTCCTAGAATGATTAAAATGTTACAAAGCCTATGAGATACTTACTACCACTATTGATACTTCTATCCTGCTCAGCTCCAAAGAGAGCTCAATGGCACTATAAGAAAGCATTAAAGAATGGCCTGCAGTTAGTGCAGGATAGTGATACTATCCGGATAACTACCATAGATAGCATCCCAGTGATCATGAATGATACTATCGTATGGCAGAAGTATATCACTACTAAGGATACTATCATTAAGTATAATAACATCTATGTACCTAAAACTAGATGGCAAACAAGGATAGAGTATAAGGAACGGATTAAAACTCTAAAGATTAAAGGGGATACTCAGTGGAAAACAGCTAAGGCAAAGCAGGTAGTTAAATACAGATGGGCATGGTGGCCTATTGTTATCTCATTCCTTCTAGGGATATTCCTTAGATTTCTAATACAAAAGGGGCTACTAGATAGGATAGCTCTACTATTTAAGCTATGAGAAAAAGACTATTTTACGACATTGAAACATCCTTTAATGTCGGAGTATTTTGGAGGACAGGATACAATCTAACTATTAATCCTGGAGATATCATCCATGAGAGAGCCATCATATGCATCTGCTATAAATGGGAGGGTGAGGATGAAATTCACAGCTTAACCTGGTCAAAGAGCCAAAGCGATAAGCATATGCTAAAAGAATTCTGTAAGATTCTAGCTAAGGCAGATGAGATTGTAGCTCACAACGGTGATAGATTTGACCTCAAATGGATACGTACAAGAGCTCTAATACATGGTATTAGTGTTATGCCATCCCCTAAGAGCATAGATACTCTTAAATGGGCTAAAAAGTACTTCAATTTTAATAGCAATAAACTAGACTACATAGCTAAATTCCTAAATGTAGGGGCTAAGATGGATACAGGAGGCCTAGATTTATGGAAGGATATCGTATTTAGAAAAGACCAGGAGGCACTGGATAAGATGGTAAAGTACTGTAAGATGGATGTGGAGGTACTAGAATCCGTATTCAATAAGCTAAATGCATACACATTAGCGAATCATAACTATGCAGTACAGCATGGAGGAGATAAATATGAATGCCCTGAGTGCGGTGGTATTAATGTTAAGTACAATAAAAAAGTAGTTACTACTGCCGGTACAGTTCACCATTGGATACTGTGTAAAGACTGCAAAAAACACTATAAAATAAATCACCTGGTATTCACTAAGTATCAGGAATATCTATACAAGCGTAAGTCTATATCCTGATTTTTGCGGTGATTATTCAGCTTAAAAGCTGCATTTCTTATTTAGAATCATTCTAAATTTGTGCATAATTGAAAAAAAATGTGCAAAATGTTTTGCATATATGAAACCTTTTGTATCTTTGTCAGGTATTAACAATCAAAAATTATGGAAACACAAGAAATTATTAAAGAAATCTTAGCTTACGAGAAAGAGCTGTATGATAACTATGTAGAGTGCAGGGATGCATTTGGACATTCAGATCCTGATACTAAGAGAGCATGGAAGGAACTACATACCATTGAAGAATTATTAATCCGCTTAAACCTTAAAAAATGAAAAAAGAACTATTCAAAGCAGTAGGAGGTATGGCTATAGTCGTGGGTACTATGGTAGCTATGTATAACATCTTATTTTTAATGATATGCTAGTAACAGAAGTAACAAATGATACAGCCTACTTTGAGAGAGCATTCATGGAAGGTAGCTGCAGTTATATCATTAGAGATATTCATGGAGATTGGTATGTAGAAGTATCTGATTTCAATGCTATAGAATTCCCTGCAGAGGTAGAGCTGGAGTATCAGCTCACTGATGAGGAGAAAGCAGATGTGCAGTATCAGATAGAATTACATATTAGTGAGAATAATATCATAGAGGAGTTAACAGATCCTGCTAACTACTATGATGAAGATGAATGGAGGTACCAATGAGAATAGGTAGAGACCTTTATTCAATGGCTGAATGGTGGACCAGGCAGTCAATGGCAGGAGACAAAGGGGGCTCCTTTAACATCCCCCTATATATCGAATACTTAAAAGCTAGAAACTCATGTTTAGATTATGCTACTACTATGAAGATAGGCTCAGCGAAAGTTATGACTATCACACAAGAGCCCTCTGCCTATGGAAAAAAGCACAGCTCAGGGCAGCAGGTACTCATGTTTACGGAACATTCAAAATAACTAAGGTATGAATGAGAAGCAGATAATTAAAGTACTGTATCCATACATTCGGGGCCCATTGATAGCTGAATACTTAGGTATATCTGCTAGCAGAATGTATAATTATGTATGGGATAATGGTATCAGGAAGCATCCAAAGTTCAGAAGAGAAATGAATTCTAAGCTAGGTATAGAGGCAGGAAAGAGAAGTAGATTTAAGAAAGGTCATGTACCATTCAACAAAGGTATTAAATGCCCTAATCTGCTTCAAACTAATGCAGCTAAAACCATGTTTAAGAAAGGGAATAAACCATTCAATACTAGAGAGGCCAATGCTACCAGCATCCGGATAGATTCATCAGGTAGAAAGTATCACTATACTAAGATAGCAGATAGTAAATGGGTATTAACTCATAGACTAATATGGGAGCAGGCTAATGGGCCTATACCTCATAGGCATATAATTAGATTCTTAGATGGGGATACCATGAACTTAGAACTGAGTAACCTGGAATGCATCCCAATGAATCAAAACATGACTAAGAATACCATCCAAAGATTCCCACAGGAACTGCAGGAGGTAATGAAATTAAAAAGTAAACTTAATAAACAAATAAAAAACAAAGCAAATGGCAAGAAACAAAATTAATGATCTTAGAGATCACCTATTCGCAGCTCTAGAGAGACTATCTGATGATGATATCACAGGAGAGGACCTGCAAAAAGAAATAGAGAAAGCAGATGCTATATCTAACATTGGTAACGTGATAATTAACTCAGCTAAAATAGAGGTGGATTTTATGAAAGCTACCGGGATGATATCTACCACATCTGAGCTATTCAAAGGAGTTAATGATCCTAAAAGATTAGAGTCATGAAATACGTAAAATACTACAGAATGTGGCTAGAAGATGCAGTAGAGCCAGAGGGTGGCACATGGTGCTACATGGGAGCTGATGAGAAAAACTTTCTTTATCAGTTAAATTTTGCTTATCAAGAGAATGAACAACCTGAGACCTTAGAGCAGTACCTGCAGTGGGGATACAAAATACAAGAGCTATGAATGAGGAACTTTTTGAACTGAGCAAAGTAATTAACCAGGATATAGTGGATATCATTAAGATGTATCAGCTAGATACTCCCAGTAGAAAGCAGGACCTAGTAAGTAAAAGATACTACCTGTATAACTACATGAGTGAGCACAGGCACATGACTACTACCATGATAGGCAGATACTTCAATAGAGATCACAGCAGCGTAGTGCATGGCATCTATGAGCATAAGTACTGGTACAAAAAGAAGGATGCTAACTATCTTAAGTTCATTCATCCGGTACCTGATATGATTAGAGCTAAGAGATCTAATGTGAATATCTTTGATGTGGATGTTATGCCATTGGATGATGAGGAGGCTAAGGTTACTATCACTGGTAACTTTTCCCCAAAGTTATTAAGAAGATTCCAGGAACAAATGACCAAAGAGGAATTATGCAGTACATTTGAACTATCATAATTTTTTAAGGGTTATATACGGAGAGAGGGGAGCAGTAGCTCCT